ACGGTGTCTCGGTATCGCTCAGGGCCAGCGTGTCCGTCGTCGACCGTACGACCTGGACGGCCGATGTCTCGGTGATACCGATAGCCGCCGTATCGGTGGCGGTTACCGGTGTCGCCGCAGCACCGGTCGCCTCCATCGTGTTCCACTCGGCGGCACCGAGGTCGAACTTCAGATCAGAGGTGAGGTGAAGCTGGACGTTCGTGCCGGTGATATCGGCGAGTGTCGCGGCATCCCAGGAGAAGGAGAGAACTCCATCGGCACTAACTACGGCCGAACCAAGTGTCTGCTTGTAAGCATTGTTTTCCCACAGCTCGGCCGTAACCAACGGCCCGGCGGTAGGCCGGATCTCAACGGCGCAGATGTCACCGGACTCGTTGGACCCCTGGACCCACGGTGTGTACACGACACCGCTGGAGACAGTGCCGTTGACACGCCAGAAGGAGCTTTGGTACTGCCCTGACACCCAGTGGCTGGTCAGAAGCGTCTGTGGATACGGGCCGGGGGCCACGTCGTTGGTGTTCAACACGTAGCGTTGAGCGCCACCTGAATAACCGGCAGCGACCGCTATGACAATCGAGCCGTCCCTGGTAGCCGTCAGAGGGACCGACGGAGTCCAGATGGCAGACTGACCAGCAACCGCTACAGCTCCACCAGGAGTCGGTTCGGCTCCGGTGATAACGATCACGTACAGGGAAGAGCCTGTGTACGACTGGTTGATCGAGGCCGTGACGGTCATCGCCTGCGACGTGCCGACATTGGCGTAACCGATGGCTGTGACAGCACCCGCCGTGTTGGCCGTAGCGGTCGAGCCTTGTGCGACGGAGTTCCACGTCAACAACGGAGACGAGGTGAACGTGATGACGTTGCTGTTCAGAGCGTCCCAGGCAGCAAAGGCCCAGATCTGCGAACCGGCGGGCGGCGTGAAGGAAGCGGTGGTGAGAGCTAGCGGAGAAAGCCCACTCGTAACAAGCGGCGGTGATGAGGCATCAATGGCTATTGCCATGGCCTACCCTGTTCCAGGGCGCACTCGAATACGAAATTCCTGCGTAAACCCAGCCTTCAGCGTGTTGGTCGGTGTGGGAAAGCTCATCAGCACTTCCCCGGTGGCATTGCCGATCATCCAGTTGGCGTCGGGAGAGTCGGGGTCGTCCTGTATGTCAGACACCGCTCCACTGGTGAAGCCGATGAGAAGAGAGACGGCGTCAGGCGCCAGCCGCTCTGGCTGCGCTGGGTTGTTGGCCGAAGCATCGGCCACCGTAGAAGCGAGCGTGTCGGTCGCACTCAGGAAGGCAGGCGGCGTCCAGTCGTAGGTCGCCATCTGGAAGTCTTCCCACGCCGGCACAGCTCACCTCCTACGGCAACGTGAATTCTGACCAGGCGATGTTCGTGACGAAGCGCCGGGTGTCGGACACCGTCGCTGCGTCGGGCTGACGGCAGATGATGCCCTCGCCGGCCGCCAGGATGATCTGGTTGTCCGACTCAGGCCGCCACAAGCTCTCGCCCGGAGCGCAGGCTCCCACGGCGGTCACAGCGGCCACCGGCAGGAAGCAGATGATGGCGGCCCCGACTGCCGAGCCGGTGATGGTCAGACCGGTGGAGGCTGTCCTGAGGGACGCGACGTTGGTGGCATCGGCGGTGTTCCTCTTGGCCGGCGCCACCGTGGCTCCCGAGGCCGTCCCGGTGAAAGCGAACCGCTCCAGGGAGACGCGGGGGGACGTCGGTGTTGCCAGGGCCGAGCCGTGCTGGCTCATGAAGTGGACCCGCTCCAGGGAGACGAGAACGGCCGAGCCCACAGGGTTGATCAGCCACCAGCGCCCGACTAGTCCAGTGGTGGCGTCGGCCGCAGCGCCGATGACGTGCGCCCCGGTCTGACAGTGGTAGATGCCCAGCGTGCTGCGCTCGTCGGTGGGAATGACGTACTGGTCATGGCCCGGCGTACCCTTGTCGTAGGTCCGCAGCTTCTTGCCGATGTTGTCGGGTGGGAGCTGAACGAAACTAGTAGGCATCGGCTTCTCCTACGGAAGGGTGTACTCGGTCCACTCGATGCTCGTTGTGAAAATGCGAACGGTGCCGTCAGCCGCAGAACCTCCGTCAGCCTGACGACAGACCACGCACTCCCCTTCTACCAGCGAGATCTGGCTATCCCAGGGTGGCTGGCCGAAAGTGTAGGCGGGAGTCATGGCCCGGGGTTGCGCCGCTGTCGTCGTGAAGTTCACCTGCGGGAGCATGGAGAAGAAGGCAGGGCCGGCGGTCATGGTGGCCGGTGGAGTACCTACCCCCGAGGTACGCACCTGCCCAGAGTTGACCTCGGAGGTGTTCCGGTCAGCGGGGGTGACCAGCGTGCCGCTCAATGCCCCGGCGTAGCTGCAGCGTTCGAGCGTGATTCGCGGCGACGCCGTGAGGACCGAGTTCGCCGTGAAGTGACTGAGGAAGTGAATGTAGTCGAACGACACGACGCGGCCAGAGCCGGTCGGGTTGACGAGCCACCAGTACCCCTGGGTGGAAGTGTGGGCCGACAACGAGATCTGGTGGATACCGGTGTTCGCCTTGAACAGTCCGACCTTGTTCCGCTCATCGTTGAAGATGGCGTAGAGAGCATTAGCTCCGGTCCCGTCGTCGTAGGACCGGAGCTTCTTGCCAGTGCTATCGGCTTTGACCTGGACGAAGCTGACGGGCATTAGCCCACAGAGATGAAGGTGCCCTGGATCGCCTGAGGGAAGTCCGTCTCGAACGTGTCGGGCTTCTCGGTCGGGTCCATCGTCACGGTGAAGGCGATGTCCTCACCGTTCATGGGTGAACCAACGATCTGGAACGGCCCCTGGTCGGTCGTCCAGAAGACTCGGAACGCTGACGCTGACGCCTGGGCTTGCCTCTTGAACGTGTCGTAGTCAACCGCTGCAACCATCATCTGACTCAGACCTCCTTGACGGTCTTGGAAACGGTCCAGCCCATCAACTTCAGGGCGTCTTCGATCTTCATGTCAGCTCGTACTTCGATGCCAGCCGTGATGAACCATGTCGCGTCATCGCCGCTCGCCTTCAGCGCCACCGCATCGGTGAGCTGGAGGACGGCGTCTCCGATCCTGATTGCCCTCGTTGCCATCTCTCCTCCTAGTCGATGCGGAACGATATGCCGTCGAGCGAGAACCAGGCGTTGCCGCCCACGCCAGCGCGCACACCGCCGTCGGAACCAATGATCTCGATCTGCGAAACGACCCCTGTAGTGCCGTTGTTGGAGAAGCCGACCAGTTGAAGGAACTGTGCCGGGCGATAGCCCGCAGCCAGCGTGAAGATGTACGCCCCCGTCCCGGTGCCCACGACCCCGAGCTTGACGATGCCCTTGAGGTAGACCACTCCTCCGACCCGCCGGTACCCCGCCGTGGGGTAGTTAACGGCGTCATAGTTCACCCAGCTATTCAGCAGGGTTGGCGTCTGCCAACCAGTGTCGTCCAGCCCGTTGACGGCTGTGTCGCTCACGATCCACGACGTGCCGGCAACGTGCTGGCGGCCGGCGCTTCCGCCGTACGCCGTCTCCTGACCGCGGAGCACGGTGACCGTCGGGGACGCAGCGGTGTGCGCCGTGACGTAGGCGACCTCGGGGACGCCGCCGTTCCCCAGCGGGTCGAGCACGATGGCGACGATGTCCGGCGACGCCACCACCGGCAGGTTGGCGAAGTTGGTCGAGCTGATCGAGGTCGCGCCCGCCGTCAGCGGATTGTCAGTGATGACTCCACTGGTGAAATTCCGCCGAAGGCGGGCCATGGGTTACGCCGCAGTCAGCGTGAGCGTGACCGTGAACTGCCAGCTCTGGGTAGCGGCCTTGGTGCCGAGCGCCTCCTGCTTGCGGTTGAGCATCGTGCCGCCGGTCGGCGGCGAGCCGGTGCCGATGGCGTTGAAGACGCCCCACTCGTTCCAGGCGAAGTTGGCGTCGGCCAGGGCGAACGTTGACCGGAAGGTCAGGACGCCGGCACCCGAGTCCGTCGGGTACGTGGCGTCCATGGCCTTGCGGAAGGCGTTCGTGGCCGCAACGAGGTTCGTCTGGGTGTTGGCGTACGCCGTCGCCGAGTCGCCCACACCGATTGCGCTGTTGGCGTTGTTGAAGGCCGGCGAGATCGCACCGGTCACCAGGCCGGTGGCGATGAGGTTCTTGGCCGTGTTCGTGAGGCCCATTACTCATCCACCCCCTGAGCCTGAAGGAGAAGGCGCGTCATGTCGCCGCCCTGGGCGTCGTGCTCTTCCTGGTGCTCGGCACAGAGCGGAAAGACCGTCCGATGGGTGATCTCCGTACCGCACTCCGAGCACGTCGTCGAGCCGGCGTCGAGAGCGAGCTGGCTCTCGGCGTCGTTCTCGCACCCCTTCCAACTGCAGGTGGTGGCATCGGCCGAGGCGTCAGCCGTCTTTCGGCGGGCCATGCGCACTTTCTCCTCTCACCCAACGGTCAACGATGACGCCGTCCTCAAGCGTGATGACCTCGGCCAGGGCGCCGGCAGCCTCGGCCTCCCCCGAGTCCATCTGCTCGGCCGTCCAGTCGCCGTCGAACTTGCGGAGGACAGCTTGCTCCTTCTCGATGCGGTAGTCGAGGCCGTCAGGAGCGGTGAAGACGCCCCTGAGGGCCGACTGCTCGACCACTCCCATCTCGCCACCGTCGGGTCGGACCTCAGTGCCAGACATAGCCCAGCTCTTCGAGGTGATCGGCGATGACGGCCGGAATCCGGTACTGCTTCCCCTCCTCGAACGTGTAGTTGTTCCCCGCTCCGAAGGTCATGTTCTCGATGGTGCTGTTCACCCGGATGGTCCGAGCCGGCGCCTCGACGTATGTGACCTCTCCATGCTCATCGGTCTGGGTGATGGTCTGCCCGGCCAGGTCGTGGACGCTGTCGTCCAGCTCGGCCTGGGCGGCCTGGGCCATGGCAATGGAGTCCTGCCTGGCCTGTACCACCTCCTGGTTCTCGCGGGCCAGCTTCTCCCGCTGGCGGCCGGTGTAATCCGCCGGCCTCGGTCGGGTCTGCGCCATATGGATTCTCCCTGTGGTCCCTACGGATTGAATCGATGAATCGCTAGTTCGTCTCGATGCGCAGGACGGCCTGGTCGGTCACCAGCCCGAAGCCCCAGATGGCGTACCAGGCGAGAGCGTGCTCACGACCGAAGTCGAGGATGCCGCCGTCGCGCAGCTCCACCGGGAGGCTGATGGCGTGGCCGAATGCGTTGTCGCCCAGGACGATGGCCTGGTAGACGTCGCTGGCCGGTGTGCCACCGCCGCCGCCGGCAATGCGCATGACCTGGGTCGTCTCGATGAAGACGACGTCGAACAGCCGCCCGATCTCGCCCAGCATGAAGTTGCCGGGAGCGGCGTACTTCGACACCTCGATGAACTCGGGGTTGTCACGCAGCCGGCGGGACTGGTGCGGGTGGATGAAGGCGACGTACGTCTCGCCGAGGCGAGGCACGTTCTTGGTCGCCAGCGTCTCGACGGCGTCCTTGATGGCGCCCATCGAGAGGAAGTTGAAGCCGCCCAGGGCGGCCCGGTTCGCAGCCGGCGTGCCCTGGTCGTACGGACTGACGTTGGTGATGGCGCCGCCGGCATTCCCAGGGCCGATGCCCGGGATGTTGTAGCCGAACAGCACGCTGGTCGCCGTCAGCAGCGTGTTGCGGGCGCTCTCGTCCAGGTACAGGGCCATGTTGCGGCCCAGGAGGCGGGAGGCGCTCGCCATGACATCGTCGAAGGAGGCGTTGAGCAGCAGCTCGGTGACCGCCACTGCGTAGCCGTGCTCGGCCACGGTGATCTGGAACTGCGAGGCGCTCAGCGCTCGCGTCTCCATGCGGACACCTTCAACGAGCTGCGATGCGCTGCCCAGGTTGTTGTACCGCATGAAGTTCACGGTCAAGCCGGGCATAACGCCCAATTCCGTCTTCTTCACCGCAAATTGCTCGAAGCGCAGAATTGGCATTGCCTGGAAAAGGATTTCCTTCGACCAGATGGTCTGAATGGCCTGCGTGAGCTGCGTGTTGGTGCCGGCGTAGCCGGTAGGCGAGCCGCTCAGCACGTTGGTACCGGTGATGCCGGACGCCATGCTCTCCTCCTTCAATTTGGGACTACGAATTGGAAATCAACGTGCTCCGCTTATTCCGACGAGCCGTTCAACGAATTCGTGTCCCGAAGAGTGCGCCGACTGATTTACCGGTTAACTGCGGATGCTAGCCCAGGCGATTACCCGCCGTAGGGACCCTGCGAGCGAACGCGCTGGGAAACTGCACCCAGCAGACGGTCGCGGTTCTTGGCGTAGGTGGCGATGTCCATGTTCTTGAGGTCATCGTTGGAGAGCGACTGGAATTCAGGCTGGCTCTCCAGGGGGCCGACCGGCGGCGCCGTGGCCGTGGTGCCACGCTGCTGCTGGCGGTGCTGCTGCTGGACGACGGACATCTGCTCAAGGATCTGGTTGGTCTTGTCCTGGAGCATCTGGATGCTGGCCTCGATGTCGGCCTCGGTGTTCCCGAGGATGACGAGGTCGCGGAGCTGCGGTGCGATGGTGTCCTGCTCTTCCTCCAGCCGGCGCTGGCGGTAGCTCACCAGCTCGTTGAAGCGGCGCTCCTTGGCGAGCAGCTCCTGGTCGCGGGTGCGCTCCTCCTCGATCTGACGAAGCCGGGCCTCCCACTCGCTCTCCTTCTGAGCGAGGAGATCCTTGACCGACATCTCCTCTTCCTGCTTGGCCTTGGCTTCGGCCGCGGCCTTGGCCTGGTTGGCAGCCTCCTTGGCCGCCGCTTCCTCGGCCAGCTTGTTGGCCTTCTCGCGCTCGGCCTTGATCGCCTTCAGCTCGTCCTTCAGGCCGCCGATCTCGCTGTAGAGCTTGTCCTTCTCTTCCCGGCGGGCCTTCTCGATGTCCTCGACGGAGAAGGTCCGGCCCGGCTTGTCACCGTTCGGCTCCGGGGGCTTGGGCGGGTCGGGCGGCTCGATAAGGCCCTCGATGACGAGGGTGTCGCCTGCCGGCGGCGGGTCCTGCTGCTGCTGGTCTTCCTTCTTCGGTTCAGGTGCCACGGTTTCTCCTTGACGTTCTCCGAATTTCAGTCGCTCTGGTCAGACTCTGGTGCTCGGCGCTGGGCCATCTTCGTGCCCCACGCCTTGGTGATCAGCTCCTTGTAGAGCTGGTCCGGCAGCATGCCACCTCCAGCCGTGCCGCCGGCAATACCGCCGGCCCCGGGCGGCGTCGCTGCGGCCCCTCCTCCCCCCGAGTTGACGTTGGGGCCGCCGGCTGACGTTACCCCGGCTGCGCCCTCGTCCCCCTCTTCCCCCGCCTCGCCCATGCCCGGGACCATCCCGGTCGCCTGCATGATGGTGTTCATGATCTGGCTCTTGAGCATTTCCAGAGCGCCCTGGTCGATGGCGTCCTGAATTAGCTCCTGGAACATCTCGGCCATCTTCTCGTCGGGGAATTCGAAGCCAAGCTCCCGCAGGGCGCCCCGCTTGGATTCGAGGCCAAGGCCCATCTTGAGCTGGATCTCGTTCAGCGCTACGAGCTGGTCGATCGGCAGCGGCGGCGGCCAGTGCGACGTCGTCTGATAGGTGATCGGGTCATTGGGGTCGAGCACCTCGACCTGGCCCGGCTTCAGCTCCTCGTCCTGGCTCGGGTTCCAGATCAGCGCCTCCGGTTCCTTGAGCGCCAGCGTCAGCATGACCAGCTCGTTGACGCCCTGGAACGCCTTGCCGTACTGGATCTTCTTGAGCTGGTAGCGCTGCATCATGGGCTGGTACTGAATTGCCAGCGCCACGCCCGAGGTGTTGGAGATCGGCTGCATCTGACCGAGAGCGCTCTCGGGGACGCCGGTCATTTCGTGCATGGCCGTCTTCAGCATGTTGAGGTACTCGATGGGGGCGGCCAGGTTGGCGCCCAGCTCCAGGTTGAAGACGTTGGCGTCCTTGGGCAGGCCACCCCAGACCTTCTTCGGCCCCTTCTCCAATTGGCTCGCCTTGGCCCCGGTGATCACCGTGACCGGCGCAGCGTGGTAATTGATGATGTCGGAGATGTCGGTGGCCTTCTCGTTGTACTCCCTGTTCAGGGTGGTCAGGTCGGAGAGGTCGGAGAGGCCCCACGGTGACCCCGAGATCGGCACGTTGACCGCATGGACGATGGGAATGCAGCCAAGGGGATTTTCCCGCTGGTCGATGATTTCGTCGTTGACGTACTCCTCGATGAAGCTCTCGGTAATCAGCTCGGTGTACGTGAACACCTGGCGGGTGCCCTCGGCGCTCGTCCCCCAGAAGCGGTACTTGAGCTTGAACCGGATCATGCGCGACCGGTCGTGCGGGTGGAATTCGGGGAAGCAGTGGGCGGGATTGAGCGGGATGATTCGCACCCGCCCGGGGTGCTGCCGGCCGACGGGGTCAACCCAGGGGTCTCGTAGGCGACCTTGATGAAGACGTCGCCGCTGACGGACCCGAGCTGGCCGATCTCCCAGAGAAGGGCCTCCTTGGTGTTGTCGACCTCCCAGACACGGCGCAGCCGCGCCGGCACGATCCCCTCTGTCTCGTCCGGCGTGCGGAAATTCACGCCCCGGCCGAAGGTGAAGTTGGTGATGAAATCCGACAGCGCCTTGCAGTAGTTGAAGGTGAGCTGCGGCTCGCCGACCTCGCGCCGGTAGCCCCAGTGGTGGCCCAGATACCAGGCCCAGTTGTGGGCGTAGCGGTTCAGCCGGGGGCCGTGGACCTCAAATTCCTCGTCGGCCAGCTCCACCAGGCCGAGCGGCGAAATCGCTACGGTCAGGTCGCTCTGGGCAGCGCGGAATGATGCGCTGTCGAAATTGATCGCCATCTAGGGGGTTACCACCTCAGGGCAGGATGCAGCTTCTCTCGGTCGCCCGATCGCAGGATCTCCACGAATTCCTTGGCCTCGGCCACCTTCTGGGCGTAGTGCTCCTTGTTCGTCGGCCGAACGCAACGCTCATGACGCCAGCCGATGTACGTGCCGCAGCCCTTCACCGCCTTGCCCACGCCCGAGATCCTGCGGGCGCAGTAGCAGCACTGCGGCCCGGTCACGCCCGGTGTCATCCCGGTCACGGCGCCGCCTTCTTGGGGTTCTTCGGCCGAAGGCTCGACTTCCAGACCGACATCTGCCGGCCCTCCCGGTCCTCGATCCAATGGAAGGCCAGCTTGCCCGAGCCGATCTGCGCCGTGCGCTTCACCGGGGTCCCCGGAGGGATCACCTCCGAGCCGGGATGCGGGCGCGGGTCCCAGGCGTCGAGGCCCGTCGGCTCGAAGATGTGCGTGGCCCGGAACGGCTTCTGCCGCTCCTTGGGCGGCGGCGGCCGGCGGTCATTCCACTGCGGCAGCGGCACGTCGGACATCGTGACCTCCGATCAGTCGTCGACGACAGCCGGCGAGAGCCGCATGGTGCGCTGACCCGAGCGGATGACCTCCTCGTACTCGATGGTGGCGTAGTCGGCGAAGGAGCCGTGGGCGAACTCGTTGAGGAAGGTCGGAGCCTCCACCCAGGCCGCCGAGCCGACGTGGGCGCGCTCGGCCATCGTCTCCTCGGCGTACTTGAACTGCACCTCACGGTTGTTGTGGCTCGGCCGGCCGGGCGCCGACATGAAGCCGTCGGCCATCCCCCGCTGGAAGTCGTTGGGGACGTCGGTGTCAGTGGCGACACCCTCCTCGAAGCGCAGCGGGCCGCGGCCGCCGGGGACGTTCGGCCCCATCTTGCGCTCGTACTGGTAGGTCGGCTTCTCGGGGAAACCGGGGGTCGGTGCGATACCCATAGTGGCGCCTCCTTTTCGCGTGATACTACCCAGGGGGACCGAGCCGACTGCGTGAAGCCCAGCTCGGCATAGCGATGACTCGCTGCTGCGGGAATTCTTTTCCCTGGTTCATCTGGGTGAAGACCGAATTCTGCGCACGGTATTCAGCGGCCACGGCGGGAATTGCTGCGTGGCTGAAGAGCTGGCGGTGAGAGTGGTAGGCGGCCTCCTCGCCGTGCCGGCTGAAACCCCGGCCGCTCGCCAGGTGCCCGAAGATGTCGTGGACGAAGCGGTTCTTGTCGTTCTGCTCGTCGGTGAGGTAGGGATGACCGCCGGTCGCCGCCGTCGACAGAACCTTGAGCCGGCCGTTCTGCTCGATGTCGGTCAGGGCCTCATGAGGGCTGCGGTAGGGGTCCTGGTCACTGACCTCCATCTTGATCCCGAGGTTCTCGGTGATGTGGCGGTGCTGATCCTCGACGTCGTTGGCGAAGGCGTCCCAGGCCCGCCGGGCCATGTGGGTGTTGGCCGGCGCCGTCAGGTAGTGCTCACCGACCCGCTGGGCGAGCTGAGGATCGGCCTGGACGCCCTCCAGGCCCTCTGTGCGGTAATCCTGGCCGCGGGCGGTGGCGTAGGCCCTGGCGCCGAAGCGGAGCTGGGAGACGATCGGATGGACAGGCTCAGGCTCGAACGAGAGCGCCTGCTGGCCCTCGGTGCCGCCCAGGGCGAAGTGGTCGTCTCGGCCGGCGTCCATCAGAACGCCCAGCCCCACAGTTCCCGCACCCGGCGCCAGGCGTCAAGGAGCGTGACCATCAGGCCGACCACGGCGTAGATCCAAGCCCACATCACTCGAACCTCATCCCCGGCGGCAGCCGGTAGCCCTCGGGCGGGTCGATGTAGAACTTCGCCTTCGGCTCGCTCACCAGCGGGGTCTTACCGGGGCGCTTCTTCTTGGACTCGGCGGCGGCCTTCCACATGTCCCCGCCCTCGTCCCCGCCAAGGCCGGCGTGCCTCCCCTTGGAGTAGGCCGTCCCACCACCCCAGTCGGCGTACTTCAATTGGGTCTGCTTCTGCGCCTCCGTATTCCGCGCCCAGTTCGTCACCAGCGGGTGCTCGCGCATCTCATGCTGGATCTCCAGCTCGGCGTCCGCGCCCTGGCCGTGCCCATCGCGAGCTGAGGCCCACGCACCGAACGCCTCTTCACTCCGACCCATCAGTGGACGTGCCTGTGATCGTCATCGTCGCCTTGGGCGTGCCAGAGAGCGTGGGACCGAGCCAGGTGTGGCATGTACTTGAGATCGTCGGATTCGACCTGATGGTCTTCGATGATGTGGCGCTTCAGCTCGGTCTTGTTCTTCGGGCCGTTGTCGGTCCAGCCTTTGCCCTCCATGGTGTGGGGCGCCGTGCCGTAGGGACCCTTCATCAGCTCATCGTTTTCGTGGTCGTACCGGGCTTCCTTCTCCTTGCCCTGCCGGCGCTCGGTTTTGGCCTGCTCGATCCCGCCCACGATCATGTCATAGGCCGCCCTGGTCGGCGGGAGGTGCTGCGCCCGGTGTTCATGGAGCTGCCGGCCACAGCCCGGCGACTGGCACTGCTTGCTCTGCGGCAGGTCCGGCTCATGAAACCCGAGGCCAGGATCTTGGCTGTAGAAGGGGTGGTCGGTGACCTTGTCGGAGAGGTCGATGTCCACCGGGGCCGGCTTGAAATCGCCGTAGGCGCCGCCTTGGAATTCAGCGCTGCGGCCCATCAGTTTCTCCTTATGCGGGACCAGGGATCAGGGTCTTCGTAGGCCGATTGTCTATAGGCCGAGATCCCAAAATCCTTGCCGATCTGCCGGCGGTCAGGCTTACCGAAGTCCTTGGGGTACTCGCCTCCCGTCTCCTGGGTAAGCCGGGCGTCGGCGGCCCTCGGATGCTCACCCAGCGCCTGGCCGAGCGCCTCCACAGCACTGTGCCCCTCGGGCACCTGTTCCAGCTTGGAATAGTGGCCGGTGCTGCCGTCGTCGTTCCGGTAGCTCTGCATGCTGACGCGCAGCTCGTCGTGGTGCAGCGACATGGCGCCGCCACCGTTGGGAATTCCGAATTGGAGGTGGTGCAGCGCCCGCTCGTTGTAGGGCTTCTGCTCCCACGGCGTCATCTCGACCCGGTGCTCCCGATGGACCGGGTACTGCTCGTTCCACTCGTTGTTCAGCCGGCGGATGCGGCCGTAGTGCGTCTCGCCCTCCTGCTCGCCGGCCCTGATGGCGACGTCGCGCGCCAGCGCCTCATGGGCTGAGAGATTCGCCTCACCGGTCTTCTCCGGGTCCTTCAAGACATCCGAGAGCTTCGGCATGTCCCGCACGGCCGGGTGCTGCCGGAATATCCGCTCCCGCTTCCAGTACCGCTCGGGGTTCTTCTTTGGCTTTTCATCAGCCATAGCGGCGACGCTCCTCGTAGAAGGGAGCTGTGCTCACCTCGACGGTGGGCATGGTCATCTCCTTGGTCAGCACGCAGGCCAAGGCCAGGCTATCTGCGAAGTCGTCGTGCGCCTCCGCTTCCTCGGGGGCGCGGGCCAGCAGGTGCGGTCCCTCATAGTGCTTCTCCAGGTCCTGCATCTGCTGCATGAAGCGCTGATGCACCTTGGTCCGGCGGGCGCGGGCCGAGCCGGGCCAGACAACCATGCGGCGCTGGATCAGCTCCATGAGGTGCTTCCAGCGCTCGGACTGGTCGGGCCGGTTCGATCGCAGGGCGTGGACTTCCGCCCGGGGGATCAGCCGCTTCAACCGCTCGGCGACGGCATCGCCCACGCCCTGCGAATCAACCCCGATCCCGAGCACGTCGTAGTACTGCAAGAAATTGCAGATCTGGAAGTACTGCTCCTCCCAGTCATCGCCGTGCAGCTCCAGCCAGTTCAGGATGCGGTGCTCGTAAAAGCCGAATTCATCGGGCCGGTCCCAGTCCACCCAGACCACTGTCACCACGGTCGAGTCGATGCGTCGCGCTGGGTCGATACCCACCAGCACCGGGGACTTGAACCAGCTCTTGACCAAGTCCATCTTGGTGTCGGACAGCTCTTCCATGACCGACTGCGTCACGAACATGCCTCGTTCGAGGAGCCATTCGAGGGCGTAGCTCAGACGGAATTCGTCACTGTCCTCGCCCAGGCGCTGCAATTCCTTGGTGACGTATTTCCGGTAGTTGGGGTTGTACCGGGCGCACGCCTTCCAGTCGTATTCGAAATGGTTCTGCTTGGCGCCCCGCTTCGTCTGCCGGCGCTTGTTGAGCTGGATGGCCTTGTAGAAGTCGCCCTTCTTCACGTCCGGCGTCCCGAGCTTCACCAGGGAGGCGTTGTAGTAGGCGCCCATGGGGTGGATCGATTTCCGCACGACGTGCTCGTCAGCGTGCTGGGCCTCGTCGACGATCAGCAGGTGGTAGGACTTCGATTCGATCTTGGCCCTCGGGTGGGCCGTCTGCATGCGGCAGAACGAGCCGGACTTCTTGAGCTTGACGAGCTTGCCCTTGCCCTCGGGGTATTCGTTCAGCTCGGGGTCGAGCAGGAGGTCCATGGCATGCTCAGACGTGAGCCGGCTGACGGTACGGCTGAAGATGGTGTCGGCCTGCTCGTCGGTCGGGGCGAAAATACCGACCCAGAATCCCCGGCGGAATTTCTTCAGGTTCTCGAAGTCGGGGAACTGCTCGGCCAGGCGGGGCAGTAGCACCAGCAAGGCGGCCACGACGTCGGCCACCGTCTCTGACTTGCCGGACTGCCGGCTCATCAGGATGGTGACTTCCTCGCCGTCATTGGTGAGGACGGACTCGATCATCCGGCGGGCGGGAGCGATCTGATAGGGGTGCAGTTCATGCCCCACCAGCAGGTGCATGAATTCGACGATCCCGTCGATCAGCTTGTCGACGAACGCCTGCATTTTCGGAGCGACGTGCTCCGGTTCCTCGTCGAATTCCTCGAGTTCGCCCTGCTCGGTGACGCTCATGGGCGCCAGGGTACCCTTGGATTACCGGAGCGCAAAGGAGCACACCTTGGCCGACAATTTGGTCCTCCCCTACGTGCGGGCACGGTATTTCAACGCCACGAACGGCCGGAAAATAGACCTGATCGTTATTCACGACATGGAGGCGCCCGAGACGAATGACCGGGCCGAGGTCGTCGCCCGGTGGTTCGCCGGCTCGACGTCCCCCCAGGCCAGCGCCCACTACTGCGTCGACGACGACTCGATCGTGCAGTGCGTGCTCGACAAGGACATCGCCTGGCATGCCCCCGGCGCCAACAGCAACGGCATCGGCATCGAGCACGCCGGCTACGCCGCCCAGCGGACCGACCAGTGGGCCGACGCCTACAGCTCGGCCGAGCTGGACCTCAGCGCCAAGCTCACCCGCATGCTCTGCGAGAAGTACCAGATCCCCGTCGAGTACGTCGACGTCGCCGGCCTCAAGGCCGGGCGGCGCGGGATCACGACCCACCTCAACGTGAGCCTGGCCTTCAAGAAGTCGGACCACTCCGACCCCGGCCCGAATTTCCCCATGGCCCACTACATCGAACTGGTCCGAGGCACGCCGCCTGCGGCGACGCCGGCCGCACAGGAGGTCAAGCTGGTGGTCAACGCTCCCGTCGTCACCGTGCTGGCGCACCCGGCCTGGAATGGCGGCTACATCGAGGTCGGGGCCGACGGCGGCACCTTCGCCTTCGGCGCCCCGAGCTACGGCAGCCTGGGCAACGTCCAGCTCTCCGCTCCGATCGTCGACGCTGACGTCTCGCCCGACGGCGCCGGCTACGTGCTCCTGGGCGCCGACGGCGCCGTCTACGCCTTCGGGGACATGCCCTTCGAGGGCGGCCACGGCCCCGAGGCCGAGAACGCCGCCTTCGTCGCCATCAAGGTGACGCCCTCGGGCCAGGGGTACATGCTCATCGGGCGCGACGGCGGTGTCTTCACCTACGGCGACGCCATCTTCAAGGGAGCCGTCCAATACTCGGGGGCCTGATCCTGGCAGCCGGCAGCTTCGATCCGACCCAGACCCTCATCGGCGGGGCCGGCGTCGCCGGGGTCTGGGTGCTCACGTTCATCACGGCGCAGATCTATTCGGCCAAGACCGTCGATCATGAACGCGTCGAGCACGCCGCCACACTGGCCCGGATCACGGCGACCATGGAAGCCGAGCGCCTCCGGGTGGAAGCCGAGGCCGCCCGCCGGCAGGCGATGATCGATACGCTGCTGGCCGTCTATCACAACGAGATCCTGCCCGTCCTCGGGGACTACGAGAAAAAACTCGCCCCGGCGCTCGCCCATGTCGAAGATGTCCTGAAGAAGATGGAGTGGATCATCAATGAGTACGAGCAGCGTGGGAGGCGTCGTGGGCTTCTGGCCGAAGAGGAAGAGCGCTCCGGTCGACGTCGAGAGGATGCACGTCCCTCCTACCGAGACAGCGGACGTGACTCTGACTACGGCGATCGAGGTCGCCTCGGTGAAGGCCCAGGCCCAGTCGATGGCCCGTCGTCTCAAGGCGGCACTCGATGACATCTACGGTGATGTCGAGGAGCTAGAGCACATCGTGGACAAGCTCCCCGAGGAGGATGGGGATGATGTACGAGGGGCCGGACCGCCGGCAGTCACCTGACATACGAGCTGAGCTGATCGCTGTAGCTACCGGCCTGGAATCGATGGCTACGGCCGTCGAGACGAATCTCTCCGAGGCTCGGCTGACCGCCATCGTCGCCAATGAGCAGAAGCGCGACCGCTGGAAGATCGTCACGCCGATCCTGGTCGGCGTAATTCTCGCCATCATTATCGGTTTTTCCAACCACCAGCAGAACAACGACGTGAGCACCGTGGCCGGCTACGTGCGGCACTGTCTCCAGCATCCCGAGAAGCTGTCATCGGCGCAGAAGGCGGCCGAGTGCGGGAACACCAGCGGCGGGCAGGCGTTCTTCGTGACCTATCTGAATTGCGCCCTCAAGCAGCCGGTCCCTCTGAGGACCGATGAGTACCTCAATGCGTGCGTCCAGAAAGGCATCGCCGCCACTGGTGGGAAGTAGCCTCGGGCTTGATGGCCGACACAATGGGTAACGGTCCGAGCATGAGCGATCTCGCCCGCCGAGTTCAGCGCGTCGAGGATCGTATTGATGAGCGGACTGCCACCGTGGACATGGTTCGGTCGGTCGAGAAGAACTGTGTCGATCGGATCGCTGCGACGGAGAGGCTCCAGGAAGCCCGGGAGCTGACCATGGTCGCAAGCCATCAGGCCATGGAAGCCAGGATCGGAAAGCTCGAAGCCTCGAATTCGAAGCTGACCTTCATGCTCATCACGGCCTTCCTGACGATGCTCGTTTCGATCATCATGCAGATCCTCAATTCAGCCGGGGGGCACCTACACCCATGACAACCACGCCGAATGACCCCACCGACGAGGATCGAGAGATCCCGGTACCGGTAGCTCCTCTGCCGCCGGAAGATCTCATTGAAAAGACCGTCGAACGGGCGGCTACGAAAGTAGCGGGTGCAGTGACCACTAATACAGCTCGACATGCTCACCCCGTCGGAATGGCCCTCCTGATCGCCAATGTCATCCTCGTCGGCGCCCTGTTCTTCGTCCGGGCCAATGACCGCCGGGTGATCCTGCGCGGCAACGAGATCGTCCGGGCCGGCGTGGGCTGCCTCCTGGCCGATCTCGATGACCACCGCCACACCAACCAGGGCGCCCACGATCAGATCGCCGCCAATCTCCACGTCAAGATCGACCAGCCGGACATCATCCCGCTGACCAAGGATCAGGCGCAGGTGCTCAAGCAGCTCTGCGACGAATTCGTGAAGGCGGGCGCCAACAGCCTCCAGCATTACGGCAAGAAGGGAGACACAGGACCCAATGAAGCCAGCCCTGAACCGCGGCCTCCGCAAGCTGGGCCGTGACCTGCTCCAGGTAATCGCAGCCGGCGGGGCCACGGCCGTCGTCGCCCTGATCACCGGCCACCTCCATCCCGAGGTCGCCGTCATCGTCGCCTTCGCCTTCAAGCTCCTGATGGTCTTCGCCCAGAACACCCTGGAGACGAACGGCTCCATCCCGGTCATCCTCCCGTCACCCGGCCTGGTGACCACCACGACCGGCGGCCTGGTGGGTAAGGCCGTCGGCACGGT